ATTTTACTTGATAATTATGTCCGGATGTGGTATATTACTTCTTGCGAAAAGGCATATTAATAGACATAGAGGTATAGTGTAACGGTAACACTCCGGACTCTGACTCCGTCATTTAAGGTTCGAATCCTTATACCTCTGCCATTCTTGTACCACTGCGGTGATACAACACGAAAGCCCTTATTACAAGGGCTTTTTTGTTTTTTATCTATTTTACAAGCGAGGTTTTCACCTCGCTTTTTACTTTCCTAGCAGCATACTCGGTGAAAATTATTTCTATTTTTCACCGGGTTCTTTCATTTTTCACCGGGTTTATCAAATTTTCACCGGATTGAAAATGGTTGAAGTTTTTTACTTATTGTGATATCATAAAAGTCGATACAAAGGGCTCTTTTTAGTTTGTAGTATTTATGTTCGTGGCTACAAACGTCGTGGTTATCATTCCCTTTGTATTTCCTTTCTGGTTCTCATCATCTCGGTGGTGAGAACTGTTTTTTATTGAAAGCGTTATTTCGGTGTGTTATAATAAATACAAATAATCAGTATGGTTGGTGATTAAATATGTCTAAACCGAATCAGAACAAGGATTCTGGATGGCTCGGTAATCTATATGACCTTGATGGTGATGGACACACTGATGCCGCTGAAACTGCTCTGATGTTTATGATTTTTGATGAAATGCAAAAAGAAGCGGAACAGCAGAAACAAGCACAACAGTCAAAAACATATGATCTTGACGAATGGGACCTTAACCCCAACGAAGTTGACATGGATACTTTAGATATTAAAGGGATATAGGAGACAACAAATGCCAATAGTAATAATAATCATTGTTATAATCATCGCAGCTTTGGTTATGTATAGCGTTAACAGTTCATCGAAGACTAAGCAAGAACAAGCAGCTATAAATGAATTAAGAAAAAAGCAGCAAGAAGAGAAGATTGAAAACAGAAAGAATTATGTTGAATCGCTTGGGCCGAGTACAAGAATCATAATAAATGATGGCATTCATCTTTTTTTCAAGAATGACAAAGAGGAGTATTTTGGTCTGGATGAAACTGGTAAAACATATAGTTTCGATGGGTTACTGCACATAAACAAAGAAACTACGGGTATTTCTTTTGTACACAAAGACTCATACGATCTTTGCGTTGGCAAATGTATAGGAAATCCAGGTTCTGCTAATCCAATATCTTTAACATCAGTAAACCAGATTTACGCAGAAATGAAGCCTATTCTCCGCAACAATCTTTATAAGATGCTTGAAGAGTATGGAGTTACTCCAACCCACGAATATGAATGGGATACGGATATATTTGGCTGCGACATAAACTCAAAACAGTTTTATTTCACATACGGATGTCCGCAAGTTTATGATTTCTCTGCATTGCACAAAGTAACCATTGAGGATCTATCTCATAATAATTTGAGTGATGCTAATTATGTTATTCATGTTTATTTGTGGTTCGATGATAGTTTTTATGATGATTTTCCGTATATTGATTTATACTTCGATTACAAGGATGCCACTTTCAATAGTCTTCTTGCAATGTTTAAAGGAATAAAAAACCGGCAATAATAGCAGTGTTCCCCATAACCTTATCGTAGGTTATGGGGCTTTTTTCCGAAAAGAATGTGTTGTTGTATGATAGTATCCTACTATCTCACAACTTCGGCCGAATTCGGGCAAAAGTAGTGTGATGATATGAAGAGTATCACACTACTACACTACTTCCCGGCTTTTTGCAAAAAAGTAGTACGATGGTATCAGATGATATGACAACTTCTCACAACTACCGGCGATTTTGCAAAAAGTAGTACGATGGTATCAGATGATATGACAACTTCTCACAACTACCAGCAAATTTGCAAAAAGTAGTATGATGATATTATACTATCACACTACTTAAAACAACTACCCCCGATAAATGGGCAAAATAGGGCCAAATACCGGGGATAGTATCTATATAATATGATATCATCCGGCCAAATCGGCCCAGAATCGGACGAAGTAGTATGATGATATGTAGAGTATGACACTTCTACACTACTTCCGGCCTTTTTGAAAAAAGTAGTGTTATGATATGACACTATCATACTACTACCCTCAGAACCGGGCGAAGTAGTACGATGATATGTAGAGTATCATACTACTACACTACTTCCGGCAAAATTCGGCAAAAATCGCAGAAGGATATGAAGTAGTGTCATATCATCATACTACTACACAACTAAAAAAGCACCGCAGCTGGCACTGCGATGCTCACCGAGAGGGAGGCCGTGAATCTCCTCTCAACAAGGCAATCCATACTACTCACCAGACGGCTAAATCGGTTTGAGTGAAGGGCACTGTGCCACTCGCTATAATCCACTCCGCGTCGCACTTGGACCTTGCCTTGTTGCTCCTTTACATTAGCAGAAAAACAAGTGGTCGTCAATGGGGTACAGTAGTAAAGTCCAAAATACGGGACATAGAAAATCTGTTCTATTTACAAGTTCCTTTTTTCGTGATATTGTGTTCTCGGATGGGAAATAAAACTCGTTTATACTAATTAAAAAGGAGAGATAAAAATGACAGTTCCCGGACCTAAAATGTTAAGTGAAGAGAAAGCCTTAGAAATGCTTAATGCAATTATGCAGAGCGATGTTGATGCCTGCTACAAGGAAGCAATCCTGTCCCTTGCCAACGAAAACGGCGAGATTCAGGTTGAGGATACGTATGAAATATCCGCGAGACTCGCATTCTGTAATCCAAAAGAAACGCTTCCCGCAATTGTAAGTGAGTTCGTATCGCTTGCATTTCTTGACGAAATTGAGAATGATAATGATGCAGCAATGGTGGACCTGGGCTCTTTATATTATACCGGCAGAATCGGTGAGCAGAATTACACTGAGGCAATAAAATATTACAAAATGGCAGATGCCTGCGGAAACCTTATCGCGTCTGAAAACCTGGGTTACTGCTACTACTACGGCAGAGATGTCGAGGTTGACTACAAGGCCGCATACCACTATTTCATCAAGCCCGCTCTTGCAGGAAGGCTTGAATCGATGTATAAAATCGGCGATATGTACGCCAAAGGACTCTATGTAAACCAGGATGAAGGAATGGCCTTTACTCTCTATGAAAAGGCTTATCAGAGCATCGATGATGGTTGTGATGTAGTCGGTGACATTTGCCTTCGTATGGGAAACTGCTTCTATTACGGAACTGGTTGTGAAAGAGATATCCAGACAGCGCTGTTTTTCTATCAACGTTCCGAACTTTTCTATTACACACAGCTTAAGAATGGCGACTTTTTCAAGAGAAAGATGCTGGATGGCGTTATTGAAAAAATCGAAAAGATTCGCGAAGAGTTGAAAAATGAAATAGAACCAGTTGATTTTTATGACTGATTCTGAACGCTTACAAACAATTGACTTAATAAACGGTACCTCGCCGGAAGAAGATGTTGTATGGGCGTTGAACTACCTGCTCAACCTTCCGGACGAGGACGACCCGCCACTATTCGCGTGAGGTGGTTGTATGATTATTATTAAAGGACTGATTTGGTTGCTGATGTTGCCATTTAAGCTGCTATTCTGGTGGGTGCCGAAGGGCAACGACAGTTATGAAGAGTCAGACGAAGAATACCTGTTCTGGAAGGACCAGGGCCACGACTGGTAAGGAGATTAATATGGCATTTAATGATTGGAACGGAGATGGCAAGAAGGACATCTTCGACGATATGATTGAATATCAGATTTATAAGGAAACTATGGGCGAAAGCGATGACGATTTTTCTTACCGTAGGCAGCGCAAAAGACACAAAGCTGAGAATCCTCAGTTTATTACTACGGTGTTTTCTGACGATTCAAAGAAGGACTATTCAAACCCACCCAGTTCAGGAGCAACGATCCTTGCGTCCCTTATTGTTTGTGTGCTTTGCTTTGGAGCTATAGCGTTATGTGTAGCCTCTGATATTGGTTCGTTTGGTATGGCATTACTTCTCTTTGGTGCGGTAGGCTTGAGCGTTCTTGTGCTAAGGGGATTCGGTGTCATGCGATAGGGCGACAAAGATAAAAAACATGAGAAAGAGTGACGAATATGGATATAAAGTGTCCACACTGTAATAGAACGATAACAACGGCACAGCAAAAGGCTATTTATCCCACACCAATTGTGATGCCTTGCCCTTACTGCAATAAGGAAGTCGATGTTGCTGAAGCACATCATAAGCATTGGGATCATATAAGGGCTGCAACAAAACATCCTCTGTGTCCCAGATGCAATACTGATAATTCTTACGTTATTCGCGTTAATGGACTTTTCAAAACCACACCTATGTGGAAGTGCCGTTCATGCGGATACAGATGGCGATATTAGTAAAAAAGTTAGCGATAAGAAAGTTTGAAAAATTAGAAAAATGTATTATAATAGTTTATAGGTATGGATAATTACAGAAGTGTCAGGAGGAACGAAAATGGGAATGCCAACGGGATTAAATCCTACAATCAACGAGATAGTCAAGTGTATTACAGACGGCGAATATCGCATTCCTCGTTTTCAGAGGGATTTTGTATGGGACATAAAAAAGTCTGCAGCACTCTTGGATAGCATTTTCAAAGGATTTCCTATTAGTTCTGTTATCTTATGGAAAACAAAGAAAGAACTATCCGAAATTCGGAATCTTGGAGGTATAGAAATACCTGGAAGGGACACTGGGAGATACACCTCGTATATTATTGATGGACAGCAAAGGCTTACCAGCTTGTATTTTGCACTTAAAGGCCTTCAAACGAGCTCGGGTTCCGACTTTTCAGAAATGTGTATATCCCTTGTTGCACAGCCAGGTGAACAGTTGGTTTTTGACTCTATACCAAAGGGGTCAACACCTGATGATTATGTGACTATTAAATCCCTATTCGATGCTACCGCGCTAAACGGACCGCATGCTGATAAAAGATTAAAATACTATCAAACTTTGCTTCAATATACAATTTCAGTTATTGAAATTGACGATGAAAATCTGGAGCTAGATGAAGTTATAGAAATCTTTGAACGTCTTAATCTTGGCGGCAAGAAACTGAATCTATTCTCGATTATTGCTGCTCGTAGCTATATTGCTCCAGAAAACGGTAAAAAGGGTTTCGATCTTGCCAAACAATTTGACTCGTTCAATAAGATTCTGATTAAGAATAATTACGGCAAAATCAGCGATTCTACATTTCTCCAAGCAATAGCTGCCTGTCTAATAGAAAAAGTTAACAAGTCAGACATATTAAACAATCTTAATAGCGAGCTTATTGAAAATAATTATATTTCTATTGAAAAGGCAATTCTCGCAGCAATTGAGCATCTAAAAAATACGAACTATGGTGTTCTGGTTGCAAATCTACTACCGTATGAGCGTATCCTCGTTGCGTTTACATATTTTCATTATAAAATGGGCAATAATCATATCGGCCAACAACAGGAGCGGTATTTAGTGGATTTTTTCTGGCGATGTGTTTTAAGTAAACGTTACAATAATGCTGCAACCACAAATCTCAACGCGGATATCGTGAAAATAAAGAAAATCGTAAACAACGAGACGCCAAATCAGGAGCCCATCATTCTATCTCCAAAAACCATATATGAAAATGGTAGATTTGTTATGTCGTCTGCGTATGTCATTGGAATGTTGTGTTTAATGGCGCAGGCACCTCCCCAGTCCTTTGCCGTAGGAAGAACAATTAACATTACAAACGACTCGGTATCCAATTCATCGAAAAAACAATTTCATCATTTCTTTCCGATGAAATCTCTGGTTGTTTTAGCGAATCCTGAATATCAATCAATAGTTAACAATGTAGTAAATATTGTTTTTATGGATGCAATTACAAATGATCAAATAAGCAACCGAAATCCTAGTGATTATATTACTGAGTTCGCACAATCAAATCCTAACTTTACTGAGGCCTTGGAGTCCCACTATATTTCTCTCCATGGTTATGGTATAAAAGATAACGATTTCTTTTCGTTTATCAATGCCAGAAGTAGATCGCTATATAATAAGTTGTGCCAGCTTATTATTCCAAGCAAAGCCGACACAATAACCGATATATCGGCTATTGTATAGGTTTTACACGTAAACCAAACTATATTACCTATTAAGAGCGTGCGAGAGACCGGCTCGACGACCACGCAGCAACCTACCAAGAGGCAAGGTGCTAATGCCGGAGCAATAGGTTACACCGAGAACCTATCGCTATTGATAGGTTCTTTTTATTACATTATAAACAAAAAGGAGAATTACAATGAAGAAGCTTATTGATTTGACAAAAGGAGAAAAATGGGTGTTCGTCAGACTTAACAACGGGAAGTCAATGTCGGATTTCTTAAAACAAGCAGAACGTGAAGGTTTTGTAATTAATTGTCACCTGCCGACTCAATGTAAATGTGATAAAGTAATGGTTTTGCACAGCGATTACACCATATCTTATCTTCATGGGTGGGCGCTAACTACAGTTTATGGGTGTACAAAGGCTAAAAAAGTCAACTTTGATGAATATATGAACGGGCGTTATGATTCCTTTTGTTTTTAAACACAAAAAATATGGATATTTTTGCTTTTTTTGTTGCTATTGTTCGCGATTGAGTATATAATGCATAATAAAGGAGGCGATAGTGATGAAATACATTTCAGCAAAAGAAGCCGCTGAAAAATGGAGCTTGACCAAACGTAGAGTGCTCGTATTGTGTAAAGAAGGACGCATTTCTGGCGCAGAGCTTGTTGGGTCAACTTGGGTAATACCTGAGGATGCATTGAAGCCTGAAGACGGCAGAGCATTAAGATATCAAAAAGAGGGATCGACATCGTCTGATGTCCCCCCGCTAAAATCCTCTGTGAAAGCAAAAGGTCATACACCACAGTATAAAATGCACAAATACTTTGCAAGAAGACCGTATAACGTTTTTAGTCATTTAATCAAGCATTATACATCTAAAGGCGATATAATTCTTGACTGTTTTTGCGGCGGTGGGGTAACCATATTTGAATCAGCGCATCTTGGGCGAAAGCCTATCGGCGTCGACATCAATCCGCTCGCAGCATTTATCACGAGAATGCAATTGTTTAACGGAGAAGTTTCTGAACTAAATGATTGCTATAGACGGTTTCTTTTGACTATTGAAAAAAAGTATTCAGAGTGGTATCAGGTCATATTTGATGACGACAAAGGAATTGCCTCTTGGACAGAATGGGCATACACAGTACAATGTCCAGATTGTGGAGAAACTATTGTGTTATTGGAGGAAAACAAGGCCTCCAATGGCGTTTATCGTTGCCCTAATTCTGGTTGTGTTAATCACAATGTTGGTGTAAAAAGGATTCTTTGTAGGCCGTTGGGCAGCGAGCCAATAAGAGTTAAATATACATCCTCCGTAACAAATAAACAATATACACGCGACGCGTCAATTGAAAACTTTCCAGCTTTTAAAAAAATTAATTTTTCTGAAATTATCGCTCAGCAACCATATAAACCAGAATTCCAAATACCAGAGAATTGGGACAGACAATATGAGGATAGATTGCAAGAAAAAGGAATAGTCGAATATAGCGACTTTTTTACCGAAAGAAACTTTGCCCTGAATTGCTTGATATTTAACGAGATTATGAAATTGAAGGGAACGACAGCTTCCGAATTAAACGAATATCTTTATTTCCTTTTCAGTTCATCGCTTCGTTACACAAATAAAATGACACGCGTTACGGATAATTGGGAAGGTGGGAAACCCACAGCAATGGACAAACACGCTTTCTGGCTGCCGAATCAGTACGTTGAAACCAACATAATTGACGTGCTAAAACAAAGGGCGAAAGCAATAATCCGGGGCTGTGAGTATTCTGCTGAAAGCATCCCAAAAGATGTTGTTGAAGTAACCAGCTTTGAAGACATAAAACTTCGAAATAGTTATATGATCTTAAATCAAGATGCTTCAAACTTACCGATACCTAGCAATGCGGTTGATGTAGTAATTACCGATCCCCCTTACGGGAGCAACGTCCAATACGCAGAATTGTCCACCATTTGGAACGCTTGGTACGCAATATACAAAGGCTTGGATAATTATATATATAAAGATAAAGAAGCTGTCATGAATCGAAAAAGAAACTTCAAGGGCTCAAAGACAGTGGATGATTATGAGGAACTACTCTGTGCTGTTTACACAGAATGTGCGCGAACTCTTAAACCAAATGGATATCTTGTGTTCACTTTTAACAACAAAAATCTTAAAGTGTGGATTGCTATGCTTAAGGCGGTTGCGCGTGCAGGGTTCTACTTGCCAGAGGACGGAGTTATATTCCAGGACTATATAGATTCCTACAAAAACACAGCTCACTTACGTTTTTCAGGCAATATTCAAGGGGATTTTATATACTCGTTTAGAAAAGGCTCTATAGCCATTGAAAATACTCCGGAAAAAGGGCTTTCTGAGATTATAGATGAATCCATTGACGAAACGGTTTCTAAACTTTTTAAGCGGCGCAAAAAGCATTCAACACCTGATTTGTATCAAAAAGTGCTCGCTGATATGACACGTAAGTTAATGCAATATATTCTTTGGTGTCTTTCGTCGGGCAAAGAAATGGAAGATATATCATCTTTTTCAAATGACTATCTTGAACAGCGGCTAAAACAACTATTGGTCTGCAATAATGGGGTGTGGGAAAAAAAGCCAAGCGTATTCTCGCCACTAACGCAAGGCTACAACTCACCAGAGTTAAAAGAATTCATAACAAAATTAGAAAACAAGTATAAACTAGAGAAAGCCCAAGAGAAGTATCATAATCTAGTTAATTTCTCCACAAATAAAAGTGTTCCATATCATCAATGGTTTTTATACCGAGAAGGTTTCTCAAACGAATTAATAACAGAACTCATTGAGATGTCAGATGCTGCGCCTGGAGAATGCATTATTGATCCGTTTTGCGGTTCAGGAACAACGAATGTAGTTGCGTCTTTGAACGGATACGATACGCTAGGGCTTGATGTAAACCCAATGTCAGCTTTTATCACAAATGCTAAAATTGCTCATTATTCAAAAGAAGATTTGCAAAAAGCATTGGAATTTAAAGAAAGCGCTATAGTCAGTGAATCCTATTCTATTAAACCGGGCTTTGAAGATGTTCACAAATACTTTTCAGATAATAATTATTATGCTTTGTTAAGAATAAAAACTTTTATTGATTCGTTGACGGATAGCAAAGCAAAAGATTTGTTGTTTGTTGCTTATCTTTCAATTATTATGGATTGCTCGAATAGGAAAAGAGACGGTAATGGTCTAAAAGTTCGTACGACGAAAGTTGTTAGTGTTCCAGAATACTTCGCCGAAAAGGTTGAAATGATCGTTCAAGATATTAAGGAACAGCAGTCAGACATCGGTGTAAAAGGTTACGGAATCTATGATACGGCTTACAACCTGAACTTGAATTATAATAACAAGTGGGGAGATATAAGTGCTGGAGCAATCATATTTTCACCGCCTTATGCAAACTCTTTTGATTACTTTGAATCCTACAAATTAGAACTTGTTCTGGGAGAATTTGCATCCGGTGTTAGAGGAATTAATGATCTAAGAAAATATGCTGTTCGTTCATTTATTGGGGCAGAAAAGCAAGATTCCTGCGACAGGTATGTTGATTTAATTGCCAGAGAAATTGAAAATGCAATCCCCGAAAAGGAAAAAGAGACTGGAAAAACAGATAGCAGAACAAGAAAAGTGCCGAATATGATTAGAGGTTATTTCTCCGATATGCGGGAAGTAATTCGCCAATGCTCGAAATGCTTATCTAAAGGAAAGAAAACCTATATTGTAGTTGATCAATCTGCTTATGTTGGTAAAATTGTTCCTACTGATTTGTTATTAGCGTATTTTGCAGAGTTAGAAGGGTTCAAGGTAGGAAAAGTAATTGAGTGTAGAAACGCAAGAACCTCTACTCAACAATTAATAAAATACCCTTATCTTAAAACAACTTTGCGAGAGAGTATCGTCGAATTAATTAAAGCTTAGAAAATTATAGAAAGATAAAACGGAGGTTGAAATGTCCACCGACTTGTATAATAGAGAATGGGAGTGTCTTTCATACAAAGAGAAGAACCAAGAACTATATTTGAGGCAAAAGAAGTTGTTAGAAACATTCCGGGATCACAGAGCTATCACACAGGAACAATATGAAAGTAGTTTGCATGATTTAACAGAAAAAATGCATTCCGATTAAACTTAAAGCCACCATAGAGGTGGCTTTTTGTTATACAAAGTGAAAAAAGAGAGCCTATCAACAACTCTCTTCTTTCTAATGAATCTCTAATATGCTTTATACTGGGTGAAATTCCTTTTTAAAGAATCAAGAGGACACGTTTCAATTTCTGATGACTTTTCAAGTTCTTCCTCTATACGTTCTTTGCCTTCCGGGAGAAGAGCAATAACATCTTTCGGTGACGCTGCATCAAAAATATCGCTCCAAGCAAGTAAGTGTTTCTTAATATAATTGTACTGATTATATACTGTTGTTCGTGAAGTCCAAATGTCCTCAAAAGTTAGAGTGGTATCAAATCTTGCATTAAGAGCTTCAAGCACAATTCTCTTGTTTGCCTCGTTTAACACTTCAATATTAGGATACGTTTCTCTTAAGAACTGGACTCTCTCTATGGATTCGTTTTCACCACGAGTTCCAAAGTGTTTACAAATATATAGAGAATATGATAACTCAAAACGTGTAATATAACCCAAGGCCGCAATTACACGCAGCGCCATGCGATACGGAAATTTTGGTATTCTTGTAATTGCATCAAGTTCGTAATACTTTAACATTTGTTCCCGGAAGATATCAACATAAAGATCCCTGTACTCGAACATTGCTTTACCAATGTCTGTAACATAAAACTTCATGTCTTTTTCTTGCAAGGCACCAATTTTTACACAATGAGACACGCTATTGTGGTCCACTTTTCCATTGTGCTCTAACTGAATTGCTTCTCTTGGTAGTCCTATTGCAAAATCCTTGTACTTTTCAAGTGTTGGAATAACAAGATTGTAATAATAAGCGTCGATGTTATAATCTCCAACTGTTCTGAACGTTCTTTTTGTACCAGACTTTCTCGATGCTCGAGTAACTATAAATTCCTTAGCAATATTGCTTGGGTCCTTGTTAACCTCTGCTATTCTTAAGCTTAAGCTTTCAGAAAAGTCATCGATATCTAACTGTTCAGACAACTCGACAATTATTGGTGCATCGGGGTCGATGTGCCCATGCGCCTTTCCTTTTGCTGCTTTCAAGTTCAGTTTATCAATATAATCGGCAAGAATGCGGTCCTGGTCTCTTAGTGCCTGTATTACAGAGTGAAGGGTACTGAATTCTTTCGGATCAATATCCTCGAATTTCGCAACATTGTCCGAAATAACCATAGGCACAATAATATAGGAAACCTTGTCTGGTTTATTCTTGTCTTTCCTTAAAGACCTACCAACGGCCTGAATAATATCAACAATTGAATTCTTCGGTTCCGCAAAATATACGGCATCAATAATCGGTACATCCACGCCCTCAGTTAAACAACGCGCATTGGAAATTACACCATATGGCGCGCTAATGAATTCATCAAAGATTTCCTTTCTGCTTCCTGCAGACATAGTACCATTAATATGACCAGAGTAGACATCGGCGATCTCAATGTCATCAGAAATGTCGGCGATTACTTCCGATACCGGCGTCCCGGCGGTCGGATTAATAAATTGTTTTGCTTGTTCGATGTTTCTATGGTAAGTAATGACTTTATTAATGCCGATGTCGTCCATCGTTTTCGCAAGTAAAACTTGTTTGAAAAGAGTTTGAGCGTCAACTTGTCTGTCGCCAAGACTTATAATCTGATTGTCTTGAATTATTTTCTTAAGCTCGCTTTCATTCATGCAACACAGAATAATTTTGTAATCGCTTATGATGCCCTGTTCTATAGCAGCTCTAAAGGGAAGCGCGGAAAAGGTTGTGCCATATTGTTCTTCATTGTCCATTGAAAAAACTTCGTAGTTAAACTGTTTTGCTCTTCCAACAATACGCGGATTGACAAATCTTTCTGTCGCAGTCATAAACAGTCGCCTTTTACAAGGAACGAATTCATCGTTCATACCATAGATGAACATATCCGAGTCCTTGTTTCCAGCGGTTCTGTGTGCCTCATCAAAGAACGCAATATCAAAATTGAAATCTTTTATATTGGATAACGCTAATACAATTGCATCAAGGGATTGATAAGTTGAAAAAATGACCTTGTCTTTACTTGAGGAATACTCGATAAATTCACGTATTTTCTGTGGGTCAGTAGTTACAGGAACATCAATATAAGATATATCGGCTGCAAAATCATCTTCATCATCTGAATTAGCAACGGTTTCATCACTACAAACACAAAGATAGTTAAAAGGGCTGTTGGCTTGTGGAACCCATGACTCAAGAGTCTGCTTAATTAAAGCTAAATTGGGTGCAACAAACAAGACTACACCACATTTCAATGCTTCTTTAATCCACAACGCAGTCAAAGTTTTTCCAGTACCACAGGCAGCCAACAGTTTACCTCTTGACATTGTCTCAAAGCCTTGGACAACCTCTTCAATCATTTTTTCTTGATGCTTTAATGGTTTGTATTTTTCTTTTTGAACAGTACTATCACCGGTGTTAGCAAAGTTATACAACCATGAGTAAAAGGCCTCATCAAGCGAAGTGAGGCTGTCTCTTAAGATTGTAAACTGGTCTTTTTTCTTATACGACTGCTTAGGAAGCGTGTAACAATTGGCGAAAATACAGCGCTCGCTTGCATGTTCTGATTCTGCCCAAAAAGATGTAAGATCGTCATAGGAAGGCGCTTCCTGAGCGCTTCTAAATTTAACTTGGTAGGCAACAGATGAACCATCTTCTCTAATAAATAATCCATCAACACCACTATCTTTTTTCTCGAGTTTATACGCGGTCTTATACTCCTCCGGAATATCTGGTCCCATGAACAACTCACGAATTTGATATATGTCTTTGAAGTAGGTAAAATAAGCATAAGCAAATTGTTCAAAAGCGTCGCCTTTGTCTTTGGTAATACTTATAGATTCGATGTCTTTCTCAACATCGTCCCAGCAAGTGTACCGATTTTTAAAAATAGGATTAAAATGCATTATGAAATCCTCCTTTTATAAAGTCCTTTTTGATTATATCACAAAGCTATTCTTTTTACAAAACACTTTTGTTATTTTTACCCTATCACGAAAACACAACAATGTAAATAGAACATTCGTTTCGTGTACTAATTGTTGGACTTTTTCTGCTGTTCTATTGCGCTGGACACTTTTGAAGCGGCCAGAGCAATAAAAAGTTCCGGTTCCATATCATACCCGGCAGCCTTGATAGCAGCGCGGATTTCAGAGTCCACCTCTTTGGGTGTGGTATTGTACTCTGCAGCTACCATTTTAAGAAGCTTTTTGTAACTCATCTTCTCACCTCCCGCCTTCAATATACCCTATTGAAAGCGCAAGATTTGTCGTTTTGTGGAAATAATTACACAATAGTTGACAAACATCTACTATCCATTATTACAGAAAACCACTATTAGCGATATAATATCAATGATAGTGGAGGTGAGAAAATGGATGACGTTCAGAAATTTGTAAAAGAAATGGGCCGCAGAATCTATATGCAGCGCAAGAAACTCGGGCTCACCCAAGAGCAGGTTGCTGAATTAGCCGATATCTCGCCGCAGTTACTCTCCACCGCAGAAAACGGTATCAGAAACATCAGTTCCGATAAACTATATCGCATAAGCAAAGCGCTTAATGTCAGCGCTGACTACCTTTTAAGTGGGAAAACCACAGCAGTAGACGATTCAAACTTTCTGAAAACACTTGAAAAGGCAACACCGGAACAACGAGATGCGATCGAAACAATATGCGAGATAATATTGAAATTATAGTAAGACGGACTGTGCGGTTCGTCTTTTTTTTACGCAAAAAAGTGAGCGACCCGCTCGCTAAAAAACAAGTCACTCACCATCTTCTAAGGCGAAGCCGATTACTCGGCCTTGCCCCTTTAGTATATCACTACTGTGCCATAAAAACAACTGAATTATTCCTCAATACGGGGTGTTTCCCCGATAAACTCTAAAACCGCATCAAGGCAGTCAGGTGAAGTTTCGTCAAGGATTCTCCAGATACAGACGCGATAGACAATATTATCCTTCGCAGAAAGATTGATACCGCTTATCTCGAAAAGATTCTCGACATCCCAGGGAAAGAGTTGCATAGCTGCAGCAATCTGCAAGATCACTCTCGGAGTCGGGGATTTAGAGTTCCCACTACGGAGTCGTGAAATAGTTCGGACCGAGAGTTTTGCCTTGATGCTCAAATCCTCATTGCTTAATCCGCAGCTGTTCATAAGGTCATCGAGTCTTTCGCCAAATGAAAACGAGCGCGTGGGGAGTCCGAGTGTTGGAATTATCTCCGGTGGGCAGAATGAGAGGTCTTTATTAAATCTGTTGTACGGTGCATAGTAGGTTTTCTTTTTTCTTGCCATAGTAAATCCTTTCCTGCAAGGTCGCAGGAGTCATCAACCTACACGACAAGTAGCAAAATGGGCGCACGAAAGAAATCCATCACGATTCCAGCTAAAAACTGCCTATTAACAGTCTTTTTGCTATGTCGTGTAGATTGCCAGTCGCGCGCCTCGCAATAAACGAGTTTTAACTTTATAATTTGATTAATCATTGAGGTAAAAAGAAAAACCGAGCCCGAAACAAGACGGTTAAACCATCTCGTTATCGGACCCGGCACTATGGTAACTACTTAGGGATTAAGTGTTCCTTATGGCTCAGTGACCATTATATTAATATTTAACATAACTATTATGAGGCAAAGTCATAAGGGCCTTTCGGCAGATTAATAACTACACCAACTTGTCCTTTGCATACAGGACAAATTACCGAAAAGGTAGCCTTATCAAGATCTTCGGTAGTACAAGTAGTACAGAAAGCCGAAATAACACTTGATACAAACAACGCTGTTCCCCCATGATAAGGGCATGGCATTGCATCATAATATTCATGAATAGTTGTCATATTTTTTCTCATAGTTCGTTTTACCTCCAAAATTCAGGGACATTTGAATGGTTACCGGACTTATCACCAGGATAAGCCTCCCAGTTAGGTAACATTTGGAGTGTATTCATAATACTTGCGGAATTTCCGAGCCGATCTTTCCCCGGAGGGTTCCCGCCAAGTATGATGATGAATTTATGAGGTTGTTAGCGAAAGCAACTCACCGAATACGAAGTGAGTCCTCTTTTGCAAACGCAGAGCAAAGGATTCCTAGGGTTTAAGAGATTAACGCTTTAAGGCTCCAATTTAACGCGTATAACTCGGTTGTTTAGACATTGGAATTTACCTCCCCGATAGATTGGACATGTGTTCTCTTCTGTTCGCGGCGCTCGTTATTCATCAGAACTTGGCCAGCGCACAATGTCTTTCTGCCATGAAAAAATGGCACCATCCTCTCCTTTAGAGATGACGATACCAAGAGTGCAAAAAGCGCGAAATGTCCCCTTCGGTTTCCGCATCTGCTTGGCATAATCATCTATTTAAAGTTCAGAATTATGAGTGCTGCAGACGCAGCCGAGTAGGGATTTCCTACTACTTATCGATATTTACTTGTGAGACAGAAAGGGGCAGATTACTCCGCAATCGTGACACAAGTAAAACGATTACTTAAAAGTAACTTATTGTAAATCATTGCTTGCATCACGCTCCTTCCCTAAAATTTTATTGCAATTAGCAACTTTTCATATGTCTGTACTTAGAATTATAGCACAGAAATTTCCATCTTCAAAGTACTTTTTGCAACTTCGTAAATAATGCACAAAAACGACTGTCGCCATTTATGCAAAATGACAACAGCCGCTGCTACCCCAGTTTGATTTTGTTTTAATGCTCTTATATAATAGCAGACTTCCCATAAAATTGCAAGCATTTTTTTAAATTCTTATTCATAATATACAAATACTGGCACCTCCTACCAGAGCAGTATCATCACTGCGGCCCGACGGTTTCTCAGCGATACATTCTCCCTTAAACCCTTATATTTACTACACTTCCATCCTGAAATACAAAATCAATATCGTTTTTGCCAACCACCGCTCTTTGCAACAAATGGCAAAGCATTTTTTGGTCAAATTCACCAATGCCATTTTCGCTGTTTTGTGCGTTTTTAAGGGCGTTATAGTAGCATACCAAGCGAGCTCGCGTCTCTCTCTTCTGTGCAAGTTCAAGGCCAGCGTTTTCAAGTGCTGTGCCAACCGAATCATACTCGGCTGCCATGGCGCTGTATCGCTCGTCGTAGTGTTCAACTTTACCGGTGCGGGCATTTTTCTGAACCAGGTTCTCTATCTCCTTGGTAACCACGCCCAACTTGTCCTGCAGAGATAACAGATTCGCTTCGTCAGCAGAGAGGTCGTCGTAGAGGGCTATAGCCATCTCTACGGTTTCCAGAGCTGCTCGGCTCGACACCTTCTGGTTAAGCGCCTCCAAGAACATCTCTTTGAATCGTTCTTCGGTAAACCTTGCCGAGTTGCATTTGTGTTCCCCTTTATAGCAGTCGTTGCAGCGGTAAATCTCGGTGCGGTACTTGTCGTTGCTGTGATGTACCTTCCTACCGAAGTATCCGCCACAGTCCCCGCACACCAGAAAGCGTGTTAAGTAGTCGCTGCTTTTCCTGGATCTACTCCCGGAGTTGCGGGCAGCCATCTCGGCCTGGACAATATCGAAAATCTCTCTTGATACGATACCGTCGTGGCTGTTTTCAATGTAGTACTGCTGGCGCTGTCCTTCGTTAACCACCTTCTTGTGGTCCAGGTAGTTCGGTATGAAACTCTTCTGAAGCAGCGCCCGGCCGCAGTATTTCTCATTCTGGAGGATGGACGCAACGGTACTGGGGTGCCACCGTTCTTTCTTTGACGGGCTTGGCACCCCTTTCTCGGTAAGTTCCCGGGCTATAAGCGAAGGGGTTGAGCCCTTTAAGAACTCGTCGTAGATAAAACGGACAACCTTGGCCTCCTCTTCGACGATACGCGGCTTGCCGTCGGGGCCTTTCTCGTAGCCCAGGAAATGCTTATATGGCATTGAAAATCGCCCTTCCATAAATGCGTACTTGATACCGGCCTTAACGTTCTGTGAAATCGAGTGTGATTCTTCCTGGGCCAGTGAGGAGTAAATTGTAATGAGGAAGTCCCCGGAGCCATCCAGCGCTCTTACGTTTTCCTTTTCCCAGAGGCAGTCAACATTGGTTCGTCTGAACACGTCAAGCGCGGTCAGCATGTCTCTTGTGTTACGGCCAAACCGGGAGATGGACTTACAAAGGACGAAGTCAATCTTACCGCTCTCGACGTCCTCCATCAGCTGTTTGAAGCCCTTTCTGTTTTTTGTGCTCGTACCCGTAATTCCGTCGTCAGCGTAAACACCTACGAACTTCCACCCGGGGTGGCTCTCGATGTGGTTTGTGTAGTAACGAACCTGGGCTTCAAAGCTGTTTTCCTGCTCATCCTTCTCCGACGAGACCCTGGCATAGGCGGCAACCCGGAGTTCCCGTTTGATTGCGCTTATACCCGTCTGTATCGTCGGAGGAATAATTGTAACTGTACCCATATTATTTAACTGCCCCTTTCAGTTTTTTCTCTCTTGCCATGGCCCTCATCTCGGGCGTCCAACTCTGTGAGCGGCTTCTATCTTCCCAATGGCACTCGACTTCTTGACCATTCATCAGGTGAAACACCAGACGATTGTCGTTATGTGCTTCTATATAGGAAACCTTTGAAGTAAAAGCCTTCTCGTCAAATGACCCAAGCCCGAGGACCTTGGCACTTGTTTCCATAAGCACCGACTCCGGTATGGCCTTTGAAGCGCAGTACTTCTTGCCTTTCTGGCTATAGGTTATGCACTGCCACTTATCCCCATACCGGGTTGCTCTCCGGCGATAGTTCTTACCGCACACAGCGCAGCGTATCTTCCCGGTGAAGGGATAAGTAGGTTGGGTGCGCTCGCCGATCCCCATATCGCTTCTCCGCTGGTCAATCTGCTTTTGAACTCTCTCGAACAGTTCCCGGTTCACGATAGGAGGCATACATTCGGTAGCATAGTACTTTGCAAGTTCGCCCTTGTTGAGAACGAGCTTTTTCTCGAGGTGGTTATTCACGTAGGACTTCTGGAGAAGTGCATCCCCCATATAGCGCTCGTTACGAAGCATATCGACCACGTGCTTTGCATTCCACTCGCCACCGCGCAAGGTGGGCACCTTTTTCGCAGTAAGATACTTTGCGATGGCGTTTGCCGATTCGCCGGTGGCATACATCTCAAACATCTCGCGGACCACCTTCGCCTGCGCTTCGTTAATCGTGACTTTTCCACGTTCAACATCGTAGCCAAACATAAAGCGGAAGCTGACATCGTGGCCTCTCTCATATTCGTGCTTGATACGCCACTTGACGTTCTCGCTAACTGACTCGCTCTCGGCCTGGGCGTAGGCTGCCATAAGCGTCAGCACGAATTCGCCATCGGCCTTGAGTGTGTTGATGTTCTGTTCCTCGAAATAAACGGCTATGCCCAGGTTCTTAAGTTCCCGGGTGTACTTAAGCGTGGTTCTGGTGTTGCGGGCAAATCTTGATACTGCTTTGGTAATAACCATGTCAATCTTACCAGCGCGGCAGTCGGCAATCATCCGTTGGAACTCCGGACGGGTGTCCTTGGTCCCGGTGAAGGGCTTCTCGTTATAAACCTCGACAAACTGCCAGTCTGGATTACTGTTAATCAAGTTGACATAGTGCGTAACCTGGGCGTTGAGGCTGTGAAGCATACCCTCATCCTCCATAGAAACGCGGCAGTAAGCAGCAACGCGCAGTCGGTGCTTTTCTACCGGCTTTTTCGGTAAAATGATAACTTCTTTGTCCACAAAATCACCCCTTTTTGTAGTCACATATTACCGTAATAATACAGTATTATCAAGGAATATCAGCGACATAAATCGCACAAAATTGAGCCGTATTTTTTGGCTATAATTGTATCAATTTTGGCGTAGTCTTGTTCAGTAATAAGGCCATTCTTAAGCAGCCCGTCAAGGGTTAACTTGGCAATAAAGTAGTCGACCTCTTTATTGAACTGTTCGGTGCTAAACCTAATCATCTTTGCCACCTCCGAATCTGTCAAGCACATAGCACTCATGGCAGCAGTACTTGGGTTTATCAGCACGATTGCTCTCAAACTCTCTGCCGCAATAGGCGCAAGTGTAGAGGTAGCGCTTTGCGTATACCTGGCCCTTGTGCTTATCCCACCAATGACGACGACAGGCTTCAGAGCAATACTTGTTGTAGCAGTTGTTGGTTCCAAGGGGCTCCCCGCACTCTTTGCAGGTAGAATATCCAACACGTATCTTATGCGTTGAACAGAAAGAACTGACAGTTCCTTCTTTGATATTCAAAATAGTTGAAATCTCGCTAATGGTTTTCCCCTTATGTCGATATTCTGTAATGAGAATAATTTCTCTCTCACACATGGGGCAACCCTCCTCTCAAAAATTTTGAATATTACCGGTAAATTCACCTATATAATACTGCCTATTTCCAAAAATAAAAAAGACATAGAATGTCCTGAAAAAGGGCAAAAAAATAAAGCCCACCGCAGGAATCCCCGCAGTGGGCATATAGTTGTTTGCCTTACTTAAGTAACCAGTTAACCTTTGCCTGAACAGCTTTGTAGTCGTAACCGGCTGCTTCAAGTCGTTTCTTTCTATCAGCGCCGTTACCCCACTTGCCTTCGATGACTTCTTTGGCAATCTCAAGGTCTGATTTCTTGTATTTTTTCGGTTCTTTGAGGAGTTCGTTGACTCTCTTCTGTACGGCCTTTGCATCGTAGCCAGCAGCCGTAAGAGCTCTCACGCGGGCATCACCATTACCCCATTTGCCCTCGATAACTTCGGTGGCAACCTGGTCAACGCTTTTCTTTGTAGAGGGCTTGCTGGGTTTAGTAGAGTATGTCTCGTAGGTTATCCAAGGACACTTACCCCAGTTTTTCCAGCCTCTGCCTTTAAAGGCAGTCTTAACCACACCATAGGCGTGACCCTTTGCCTCAATGACATAACCGCCACCGATGTAAACGCCAACGTGGCCCGGAAGGAACACGAGGATTCCGGGGATATCCGGCATAGTTGAGATGGGGCCTTTTTCTTTACAGAGAGAAAGCATGCCATTGGCCGAGCAGTCCTGCTTCGCGTTGTACTTAGGTACCGATGTAGCGGTCGCGCTCCAGAGGTAACCTTTTACAAGGCCGATGCAGTCGTGAACTCTCTTGTTAAGCTGGTTTGAAGGGCAGGCCCACTGATACTGCTGTGGGTACTGCTTTTTCTTTGCCTTGTAAAGCGCGGTTGTAGAGATGTTACCGAAAGTACCATACCAATACGGCTTGCCAAGCTGGGCCTTCGCGTATTCAACGAGGCCGGTGTTTGTCTTACCCATTATTCTTCCTCCTTGGTAAAATTAAAATTGAACTCAGCGACGCAGGCCTCAATGAGAAGGTGCATCTCGAGTTCAGAAATGTAGATACCTTTTTCAGAAAGGATTGAAGAGATGTTCTCGCAGGCTTTAGCAAACTTCTCCGGACCTTCAAGGTCCTGGTAGAGCTGCTCCACCGCTTTGACGCAAGTCTCAACAACGGCTTTCTTGGTCTTGTCCTCAGCGAGTTTCTTATACACCACCCTTACCTGGCTTGCTAAAAAGCCGGCAATCGCTGTTAGAACAGCATAGATAATGGTGTTCCCGTATTCGGAAATAAAATTTGAAAGAATTGACATAGACTAGTCCTCCTTATAAATATGAATAATCCCTTGTTCGTGCAAGAACGCTTCCTGGCTTTTCTTGATTTCTTTTGCATACTCAAGTGCCGCCTCTGTTTCGCCGTTGCACTTCCCGTTCTTGAGAGCAAGCGCGGTGGCTTCCCCGAGGTCAATCGCTGCGCGGATGGATTCAACCAGCAAGATTTCATTCTGCTGGCGAGCCTCCATCTGTGCTTTATGCTCTGCCTCTTTGGCGTCAATGTGCTTCTTGAGATACCAGAAACCCAATCCGGAAATACCGGACGGTATGGCCAGGAGCGTAATAATCTCAATAAGATTAATTGTCAGCATCCTTTTCTACCTCCTTCAATAAGTCATTCAGCGCCTGTTCAGCCCCAAGAATCGCATTAAGCTGGGCCAAGGCCTGCTCCTTCTGCTTTGCGATTTCCTGAAGCTTTTTCTCAATTGTTTCCTTCATCTTTACCCTCCAAATGTTCAAGTCGTGTCAATATCTCTTGGACTGCTTTCCAAGTGATCGCTGCCATAGAATAGAGGTCTACGTGCTTGCCATCGTCCGAGATAACCTCTTGCGGGGTTTCACGTCCGATAACGAAGCCCATGCTCTCCTTCACTTCGACAGCCGGTTCTTCAACGGCATCAATGCTTCCTTCGTCGTCCGAATCGAGCGTTATCTCCGGCTTCCCGAAATGGGAACTCTCGCCGTAGGCCAGCTGTTCATCATCCTCGTCATAGGGGTCGGGTGCTTCTTCCTCTTCAATCAGGTTGTACTGATAAATCTTTGAGGTCTTAAACAGATCAAGCACCGAACCGGACTCGGATATATTTTCTTTGATGTCTTCGGTAGAGGAAACGGTAAACTTGGTTGCGCAGAGTTCCCCGTTCCACCAGGCCTTTGCGCCAAGTTCAAGAAGTTTTGAATTACCATCAACCGAACTACCGCGAATGCACATATATGCCTCACCGCTGCTGCGGAAGATATCAAGTCTTGCCTGCGTCGTATCACCGCTTGAACCGCCGTAACTCTTAACCTCGAGCGAGGCGCTGGGCTTGCTGCTGATATTGCCGCACCCCAGGTAAACCATCGCCGAATAGACACTGGTTCCGCTGCCGCCGAAGGCTCTCGTCCTCCAGTGTTTAAGCGCCGTATATGTGTCGCTGTCAGTGGCTTCACCGGTTACGATACTGTTATCGACGTGGAGCCCACCGTCATAGATATAGGTGGGTTTGTGGAGCGTGATTTTGCTTTTCCCGAAACCGCCGATGGTCTTGAAAGTGCCACTTGAGGTTCTCTGTGATAGCACGACACCCTCGACACTTGAGTTCTCGCTGCAGTAAATGCACTGAGAATAGGTGCTACCAGAACCTACGGGTACCATGCCGCCGGTATAGAGACGATTGGAAAGATACTGCTCAATGGAGCCGTCCTGGATAACGGTTCGGTACTCGGTACCTCCGATAGAGATATATCCGCCGGTAATATTGGCATAGGCTGTCGAGAGGTGACCGGATTCGACATTGAAATAGGCGTTCCCGTCAACTGCTGTAAGAATACCGGCGCGTATGATATTCGCCGTAAGGGTTCCGGTCGTTATCATCGAAGCGTTGATCTCGCCATCCATCGTAAGGGCGAGTTTGTATGGCCCGCCGTACCCGTTGTCCGAATACCCCAGGCCGCCCAGGTTAAAACGCCACAGCCGATCTGCATCTACGATTTCTGGATAGTCAAGAACAAGAAGTTCTTGTGGGTTCTCGGAAGGGTGGAGCACAATGTAGCCGCCCTCGTATCCGGTTATCGCTTTGGTTGCTCTGTCAATGGCAGCCATATACTCTTGCGTAATCAGTGAGTGGTTGTCTTGCTGATTTTTCTCTATGGCGTTGATTTGTCTCTGTTGCTGACGGAGCGTATCAGAGAAATTGGACTTTGCTGAACCCAGTTCAAGTTTCTCGTAATGCTCGGACAGCGTGTTATATACCGTCTTTATAACCTTAGCCGAGATATAAATACCCAAGCCTTCGTGGTAAACCTTGACGGTATCGCAGAGCCTTACCTTCTCGAGATGTTCCATCCAGGCGTACTCCGGGGATTGCCAGAGATGCTGGAAAGAAACCGTCATATTGATGTCGGGTGAATTGATGTCGTTTGCTGCGAGATAGGCATTTGCCTTTTTCCTCAAATTGGCCTGATTAAACACCTCATCTGTATCAAACTCCGAAGAGAAGTCATAGAACAGCACCTTTTCCTTAGCCAGGGTGTGATTCGTGACCGGTATGGTTTTCTCGGATAAGGTCAAGAGTGTTTCATCCTTACGCGCATACGGGAAGAGTGCAGTATATGAGCTCTCGGTAGAAACAGTGAGGCTCATATCCGTTAGGTTCTTACCATACGAGATAATGACGCCACTGCTTGAGCCTCGATTCTTGTGCAATTGGACATAGCGATTATCGAACTCAAACTCCCCACCGAACACATCGAGGACCGAACCCTCGGTGCCGCCAAGAGCGCCCCTTACCGAAGTAGCTTCACATTTGAAATTACCCTTGGTGGTTATCGTGCTCTGGCGTACGATGTATCCTTTCCCAGAGGCACCGGCCGACATAATTCTCGCCATTACAGTGGTCGGGTTTGAATTATCGACCGTAAGCGAGGTTATGGGTAGATGCGAGAGTTCATAAGAAATGTGTTCAGCGTTAATGGTCATTATCCCCGAGATAGGTTTCGTTACCTCGTAGATACGAAACATCTGGTCAGGGGAGGTGTCATTGGGTTTTGCCAGCACTATTCTGTCAACCTCAATAAGCTCGGCGCATTGGCCACTTATGGGGTAAGTCATCGAAAGCTCATAAACACCGTTTCTCTCTTCGGTTACGATACAAGAGAGCGCATCATTTAAGAACCCCAGCACTTCTTCTTCGTTTTTTAATACCGGAATCATTTGATGCACCTCCTTAAAGCGTCCTGAATCTCGGAGTTATCGAGAGTTTAGTTACATTCGAGGTAAAACGAATGAGGTTATCCCCGGGTTCGAGCACCGGGAACCTTGTAAATGAAAGGCTCCCGTTCATAAGGCCACCGAAAAACTCATCATCCGAATAAGCCGTCATGAGCTCGCTGTCAATAACCACCGACTCCTCAACCCCATTAACTGTATAGGCCTTGCCGTTGATATAAAAAGAAAGGTTGCCTGAACCTTCAAGTTTGATAATGGGCAACGACTCAAAGGCCTCCGGGTTTACAACCGTAGTGGCACTCGTAAGTTCAATAGGTGTGAAGGAATCGCGCAGATACATAAACGGTTTACACGAAAAGCGTACTGCAGCCGTACCCACATTGTTGAGAAGTTCTTCAACATCCAGCGAAGAGTTGAAGCAGGCTTTGCGCACATATTCGGGCTGGTAGGTATCCGTCAAATCAAAATAACCTGGCCTACAAAGCCAGGTCTTGATTTCTTTAATTTTCGATTTGATGTCAGCTGTCCCGATGGTGTAGAGAACATCCACATTTTCATAACGGCCGTTATCGATGAGGACATCCCCATTTCTACCCGGTACGCTTATAAGCTGCATATCACGCGCAGGCGCTGAGTAGATGTTTTTCTTTGAAATATAGAGGCCGAAGTCCGCACTGCTCCGGCCATCAAAAGTAAAGCTGTTCACTAGAAAGCCACTCCTTTCCTACGCACAGAAGCAGCAATAGCGACCGAGATTTCCTCGGCCAGTGCATTGATATCCTGCTTGCTCTCGTTAATAAAGTTGTCGATATTCAGGTTAAGCGTAATTCCGCTGCTCGCGGGAGCGGGCTTTATCATGTCGTTTGCAGCGGCCTGCACCCCGTTGAGGTTTGCCTGGATATCAAAATCTGTGGGTACAGCCTTTGCCATATCGGCTTTGACTTTCCCCATCTCGTCCTCGAAACCTTCACCCAGGCCAAGAGCAAGGTTTTCACCGATTTCTTTCTTAAACACCTTTGAAGGTGAGGCTATGCCGAACACCGATTTCAGGGCATCGGTTATTGTTGAACCCAGGCTCCGGAGTTTTCCTACGAGCCAGTCTTTGATGTTGGCAATACCGTTCCAGAGGCCAACCAGGAGGTTATAGCCCACATTGCTCATGTTACCAATACCGCCGGATAAGCCCTTGATGATAGCGCTCAAAATTTTCGGTATCTGTGCCACTATCTGTGGCAGTGCCTGGATAAGTCCTTGGGCTACCTGAACAGTCAATTTCACACCCATAGCCAGAATCTTGGGCAGGTTGTTGGTTATGAAGGTAATAATTGAATTAATTATCTTGGGCAGCGCCGCTATCAACTTTGGCAGAGCATTAAGAATGCCCTTAATTACACCTTCAAGAAGTTTAAAGCCCGCATCAAGAATCAAGTCAAGATTGTCGATGAGGACATCGCAAATAAGGATAACGCAATCGATAATAGTCGGGATAAGGTCCGGAAGCGCATCGGCAATACCGAGTGCCAGCGTTGCCACTGTCTGGACCGCCGCTTCAACGATAGAAGGCAGATTATCAAGGATACCATTCACAAGAGTGAGAACCAGTTGCAGTGCCCCATCTGTAATCTGCGGTAAGGCAGAGATAAGCGATTCCAAGAAAGAAAGCACAATATCCGTTGCCGCCGAGACAATGGTCGGTAGATTATCGGCAATACCGGTAACCAGCGCATCAATCAGGGTGGGTGCAATCTCAGCCACGGTTGCTATCAGCGTTAGCAAGATATCGACTACCTTCGGGAAGATGTTACCAAGCGACTCAACGAGTTCTTGAGCGCCGGTCTGTATCTTTTCCTTTGCATCCTCATTGCCTGCAAGTAAATCAGACAAACCATACATAATGTCTGAAAAACCGGGTAAGAGTTCACCCATAATGTTGTTTTTAACCCCTGAAAATGTACGCTTCAGGGTGTCGAGTGAATCATTAAATGTGGCCGAAGCCTTTACCGCTTTATCGGACATAACAAAACCGAGGTCGTCTGCTGCATTCATCAGTTCCTCGGTTGCTTCTGCGCTTTCATTGAAAAGCGGTGTTAAGTTTTGTCCGGACTTACCGAAGAGGTCATTGGCAAGAGCAGCACGCTCTGTGCTGTCCTCCATACCCTGGAAGCCTTTGATAGTTGCAGCGAAAATGTCCTCTCGGCTCATGGAACTTAAATCGTCCATAGAAATACCCAGCTTAGTGAACATTGCCTGCGCCTTATCGCTGCCATTCTTTGCGTCGTCTATCTTGTTGGTCAGCGTTTTCATACCGGTGGTCATTGAGTTAATGTCTACACCGGCCTGCCCAAGAACATAGTCCCACTTCTGATAGCCCTCATAGGACATACCCAGTTTCTGGGACATCTTATCAACTTCATCCCCAGCATTGGCTGTGTCGGCTGCCATCTCGTAGAGCTTTTTGCCTGCTGCTACGGTAGCCGTACCAATCGCAGCGAGCGCGGCTCCCATGGCTTTGCCAACGCCCTTGACCACAGAGCCCACTTTTTTAAGCTTATCGGAGGCTTTTTCTGCATCGCCGGAGGTGTCCTTGAGTTCATCGCCAAAGTTGTCTGCCTTTTTCTCGGCGTCCTTAAACTCCTTGGCATCATCTTCAAGGGCTTCTTCGTTCTCGTCGAGTTCTTTGTTGAGCTTGTTTAGCTCGGCCTTTGCGTTATTCAATTGTATTTCCCAGTTCTGCGTCCTCTTGTCGTTCTCGCCAAAGGACTGCGAGGAGTTTTTCAGAGCAGCTTCAAGAGTCTCTATCTTTTTCTTCTGCTCTTCAATCTCTTTATTAAGAACCTTGCTCCTCGCAGTAACTGCTTCCTGGGATTTGTCGTTCTTATCGAATTGAGAGGAGACGAGCTTCATCTCGGAGCCCAGAACTTTGAAGGATTGGTTTATTTCCCGCAGGGCACTCTTGAATTGCTTCTCGCCCTCAATCCCCATCTTCAGTCCGAAGTTGTCAGCCAATCTCGCACCTCCTTAAAAATGGGCATAAAAATAGCACCTGCCGTTAAGCAAGTGCCTTTAAACTTATACTATTTGAGTTATACTTGTGTGGATTTCACCTTGTTTATTGCATCAACAAGTTTACCAGCATTTCCGGGGTTGCCCATAGGATATTTTTGTGGTTTGCTCTCGCCACGAATTTTCAGATAAAACCACCCAACCATACGACTCACTGATTCGATTTCATCCATACCGTAAGCAACCGTCTTTTTCTTGGTGCTATAGTAGAGTTTCTTGTCGGTTAAAGTGAATTTACCCGGAACGAATCCTCCAGTACAGTCAACGGATAAAATAACAGTTTCTTGCGGCTGTGATCGTTGTGGTGTGCCCATATTCTTTATATAGTTGACACCATTTCTCGCCGTCTGGTTTGTGTAATCCAAATCCAATACTCGGTTATAGTATTCTAACGCCTTTTCATAATCGTGTTCACGCTCAAATTCTAACGCTCTTGCTAGAAGATTTTCCACCGATGGGCCGTTATTAATCATTACATTGGCGTTTTGAATATTTGCCGTTCCCGAAAGGGTTATATTGTTTATTGCTTTTTAAACAATATATGGTGTTTGGCAATAAGGGCATACTGCAGCCTCGAGTTTGTCGTCAACATTTAGTGGCGCGCCACAGTTAGTACATTTTGCAGGAACGATAGGCATAATAAATCCTCCAAATTTTCTTTGAATAAATTATACCATATCGCATGCAAAATTACAATTGACTTATTTTAGATGTCAAAAGGTATAACATCGTCAATGAAAACTTGCCGCTTGGGCTTTGCCATATCGTGGTACTGCTTGTAGATTTCCCACTGGTCCAGCAGGTGGCCAAACGGCATCAGCCATACCTCACGCTCGTTACGCCCAAGAAGGGTAACCCCATAGAAAACAAGACGAGCAAACGCCTCTTCGTCGCTCACTCGTCCCCCTGGTTTTTTGAGCCGTCGTCCTCGCTTTCAACATTTCTCTTTGCACCGCGGTACATTGCAGCGAGGATCGCTTCTTTGTACTGGGCAAGGTCGTAAGGAGAAGTGAGAAGTTCAACCGCCTCTTCGGTGAGGTGCGGTTTCTTGTCTTCATGCCAGAGGTTATAGATAGCAACGGACTGGTTTGCAAGGAGCGTGATGAGCCACACAATCTCGTCAATCGCTTCTTCAAAATGCTCGGCATCCATAAGTCTCTCGCCAAGGTTCTCAAGCCCGCCATAGCGCTTTGCGATAATCTTTGTTGCCCGGGTCGTAAGAATGAGTTCATACTCCTGACCGCCAAGATTAATGATGGCGCTTCTCTCGGGTTCAACTCTTTCAGAAGGTAAAATCACATTCATTATTTAGCCCCCTTCGTGCCGGTGCTGGTTGCAGTAAACGCAGGCTCGTAAACCTGGGTAAACCACGAACTGATGGTTTCATCAGACACACCTGCCGTACCTTCGGTTACCTCTGTTTTCCAGGGCTTCTTACCGGAAGCATCCGGCTTATTTCTCCTCATAACCGTACCTTCGATGGTAGGAGTAGAGAAGGTGATAGAATCGCCCTTGGTTGCAAGGTTTGTAGACGGCACCGCAAACTTCACTTTATAAAGCCAGAAGTATCTGTACTTGCCGTTTGATTTCATTGCTCTGAATCCTACAGCAACATAAGGAGCAATGTCATCGGCAGAAGATACGAGCACACCATTATTATCGACGCTTGCACCGGTAAGGTCGCATGCAACAGCGCTACCGATATCGTCGACGCCAAGCGAGAGCGTGCCATTCTTAAAGAGCTTCACTGATTCGGCCTGGCCGTCATCTGCATAGAGAACTGCTTCGGCGAGTTCAACAGAGAGGTCTGCCGTCATTGCTTTGGCAAGCACCTGGGGTGCAGCGTATGTTTCATTACCGTCAGCTGCTTCGGTAATCTTTGCATAGAATAATCTGTCAAGGCCTATCGTAGCCATGGCTAGTCCTCCTTTTCAAGGTTATATATTTTGCTTACATCAATCGCGTACTGGTGAAAACCACTCTCTCTATCAAAGCCCATATACCTTCTGTCGATGATGGTGAACTCTGCTTTAAGGAGCGCTTCAACAATCGCGTCTTTGGTCTCGACGTAGTTCCCGAAATGGAACAGCGAGATGCGAACATCCTGCGACTCATCAAGCGGCTGATTGTCGGCAAAATTCTCGTAAGAATCTGCCATTGGAGTCAGCACAACATACCTTGATGGTGGGCTGTCGCTAAAAGAACCGGTCTCGACTGGTATATCAAGGCCGGTCATTATTTCGTTTAACTCAGCAAGAATACTCATAACTTGTTAATCTCCTCTTCAAGTACGTGTTTCATCTTTGCCTCGGCAGGCTTCTTCGTTTTCTTCTTTGCCGGGGCCAGGAAAGGTTTAGGTGGCTGTCCAGCCCTCCCGTACTCAAGAACATTAGCAATCTTGGCATTGGAGTCCCCATCAGAACGGGGTTCGTCAAAACCCACCTTGATGTTATAGTCCCCCTTGTTATCGACTCGGACCTGGGTGGTACCTAGTGCTTCAACAAGCTGTCCGGTTGAGCGGGATGCCTCTTTGGTGTGCTTACCAACGACATCCTTGAGATTGGACCGCACCTGCCTCTCGACGATGGCGGCCCCGGCTGTAAGCGCTTTCTCGCAAATCTCGTCCGTTTTGCCTTCAAGTTTGGCAATCTTACCAATCAGGTCGTCCGGATACTTCATCGTTACCTTTGCCACCCGGGGTTACCTCCTTCTTGCCAAGAACCTCGTAGTACATATTCTTACCCTTGACATTTTCAACGGACACGATGTCGTAAACGCCGGAATAGCATTCGATTTTCATGTCCGTTGTAATCTCAACGCGAGGAATATACCGAAACCGAAAAAGGGCCGATGCCTGCTGATACATGGCGTTATTGGCCCATCTCTCGGTTGCGTTCTTGTCTTCTTTGTATGCCCTTACGCAAGCAACAGGAACAGTGTCCTGCTTTGCGAAGCCTTCCCGGTCTTTAATGGTCCGGGTTTCAACAATAGTGATAGGCGTATCCAGTTTACCCAATCCCATGTCTTACACCTTCCATTCTCTGTCCATGCGCAACAGCGTGTTGACTGTATTCCAGACCTGCTGTGCTGCGCCTGGGCTGTCCCCGAAAAAGCCTGCACCGGAACCGTCCCGGCTCTCGTAAAAATGAGAGGCAAGCATAACGACAGCCTGCCTCGTCGTATGGGGCATAGGTTCGCTGCGGTAGAAACCGTCTGCGTGATGCTGGAAACTCTCGGCATAGGCTACGGCGGCAGCAATACATGCCGAGAGAAATGCATCGTCGTCATCGTGTTCAAGGACCAGATTGGTCTTGACCTGCTGTAACAAATCGTGCATTATGCCACCGCCTTTTCAATTACTCAGACTTAATCGTGAGAACCTGAACCGCCTCGGGGAGTACGAGCTTACCATCGACTCTTTCCTTTGCAAGGAAACCGATAAGGCCGTTACCTGCAAAGAGTTCCTTAAGCTCTGCAAAGGAGCGGGAACCTCTGTCGCCGATGTTGTAGTAAGAGTAGTCGCCGAATGCAATCTTATCTTCCGGCGCATAGGCAGAGGTGTGGATTGCATAACCGCAAAGTCTGTCGGGCTCGCCTGCCTGGTAGGATGGCTGCCACATATATGCACCGTTAAGGTCCTTAAGCGTACGAACCGCAGCAAGTGTCTTGTCGTTCATGATGAAGGACGCGTTCTTTCTGTATGGTCTCTTAAGGGTATAGATAAGGTTGATGATGTCATCAGCCACAAGTTCATCGGTGCTGCCAGCATCGGTAGCCTTTACGAAAAGGCCCTCCGGTCTGCCATGGCCATCACCGTTGAGGAAGGCATCCTCCTCGGCATTGGCAAGAGCCTTACCGAATTCTGTGGTGATGTAGCTCTGGAGATTGAAGGCGTTATCGTAGAGGAGCTCTTCGGTAACCTTGATAGCAACATGGAGCTTATGAGCATCCATGAAAATCTGGTCAAAGGTTGCGTCTGCAAAGCTGATGGCTTCGCCCTCTTCAATCCACGCAGCCGCCGGCTTGGTGCCAGCGATGTTAATCTTATGCTCACCGGAAGTGGTGATTCTCGTCGCAAGGCGTCTCATGATGTTCTCTTCGTCGAGCGTGTCGATAATTCTCTTATCGTACTCAACGGGTACGAGGTAACCGCCTTCGGAATCAACGCCTTCAGACATGACGTCCTTGACCTTGCGGAAGTTAGTCTTGCATAAGAGTTCAAACGCCGACTTATACTCATCAGATGCAATGCCGGTCTTCTTATCTTCCTTGTTGTCACCGGTACCGGGACGGGAAGTGATGGGAGCAGTAAGCGGCATAGAAAGAGCCTGGTCAATCTGTTCCTTGCGCTTGAGACGTTCAATCTCGTCGCCAAGGTCCATTACGGCCTTTTCCATTTTGTCGTACTTAGCGCTGTTCTCGGCCGACACAGTGCCGTCCTCTCTACGAGCGCCTTCAAGGAAAGCATTAGCCTGATCCCAGAGCTGTGCTCTCTTTTCAATCAGTTTTTCAAGCATAGTCATTACATTTACCTCCTTAATGACTCAGTGAATTTAATCTTTTCTGCAAATCATCAGCATAGATTTTCTTGCCGATGGACTTACTGGGTTTATACTTAGCCGCAACCTTTGATACAAGGGAAGCTGTCGAGTCCTTCTCGCTAAAAGAAAAAGACGACTTCTTGAGGTTTTTCTTCTCTTCCTCATCGTCGTCATCTTCGTCCCCGTCGCTCTCGGTCTCGGTGTTTTTCTCTTCCTCGGGTGGGGCTTCCGTTTCTTTGGTCTCTTCCTCTTCGTCGTCATCCTCATCGGGCGCCTTGGTTTCATTCTTGGTGGTCATAATGCCATCAATGAATCCGAGTTCAAGAGCCTTACCGGCATTAAGCCAGGTCTCGGCATCCATAAGGTGAGAAATCTTCGCGCGAGACAGACCGGATTTCAATTCGTAAGCATTGATAATGCTCTCTTTGACCTCTTCCAGCATGGCGATGGCCTTCTCAAATTCCTCAACATCACCTTCGGCAATGGTGAAAGGATTATGAATCATCATAATCGAGGTTGGTGACATGAGTGTTTTGTTACCAGCCATTGCTACAACCGAAGCAGCCGATGCTGCAAGGCCGTCAATCTTAATGGTCACGTTGCCTTTATACTCGTTAAGCATCGTATAAATCTGCGAAGCGGCAACGCAGTCCCCACCGGGAGAATTGATAAACACTTCGATGTCCCCCTTGCCCGCATGGAGCTCGTCGAAAAACATCTGCGGGGTGATATCGTCGTCAAACCAGCTCTCGCCAGCGATAACGCCATTAAAAAAGAGCGTCCTAATCTCAGCGTCTTCCCCTTGATTTTTTACCTTCCAATTCCAGAACTTCTTTGTCTTGTTCATCGGATGAACCGTCCTCCTTTCCTCCAGTATCGGTGAATGCACCAGCATCCTTAAGGCGAAGCATAGAACCGTTAATAAGATAAAGGTCCCCGCCTTCTTCGGCCGGGATCTTATCGAGGTTCTCGAGCTCGCGAATATCGTTAGCACTGAGCCAGCCGTTCTGGCGGCCAGTGGCATAACCATTCATTCGAGATTGATAGTCGCCGCGAAGGAGGCCATCAACATTAAACTTAACAAAGTAGGTTTTCTTCTCGGTGTCCGTAAGCAGCCTTCTAAAAATGGTCTGCTCCCACCTGACCACCCAGGGGTCAAGCGTGTAGGTTACGAACTCCAGCGACTGCTGCTCAATATTTGAATACGTAGCGCCAGTGAGATCCCCGATCATATGCAAAGGCACTCTGTAAAGCCTAGCAATCTCTTCAACCTGGAAACGACGCAGGTCAAGATACTGCGCCTCCTGGTTATTCATCGAGATGGGCGTAAACTTCATACCCTCTTCAAGAACGGCTACTTTGTTAGCATTCTTGGACCCGCCGTAAGCAGCGTTCCAGCTTGCCTTGAGTTTTTCAGGGTCCTTCAGCGTACCGGGGTGTTCAAGCACACCACCCGGGGTCGCGTTATTGGCAAAAAAAGTAGCGCCGTATTCCTCGGCAGCAACCGCCATACCTACCGCGTTCTTGGCCATAGCAATAGGCGAGTAACCTATGACTCCGTCAAACCCGAGTCCGGGTATATGAAGCACGTCTTCCGGTTTGAGATAAACCGTCTCGTTTTTCATGGTATTGCTCTCGTCCACCTGATGCTGGTATGCGTAGTAAAGTTTACCCTTATCGTCTCTGTCAACGGCCATACGATTGGGCATCAGCGGATAGAGCGCCACAACCTCCCCCTTGCCGTTCCTGATAATCTGGGCGTATGCATTACCCCAGAGAAGCAGATGGCTCATCATCGTTTCCCTGAAAACGAAGCTACTCATCTCCGGGTTAGGTTCGTCGTGAAGAATTCGATAAAGCGGATGGTCAATTGCCTTTTCCTTGCTGCCGTCATCCTTATACCGATAGAGGTGGAGCGGCAACCCAGCAATGGCCTCGCCCAGAACTCTCACGCACGAGTAGACCGCTGTCATCTGCATCGCAGTTCTCTCATTAACCATCTTGCCGGAGGTCGACCGGCCAAGGTAAAAACGATAGGAGTCGCCACTTAAACTGTTCTGTGGTTGCCCTCTTGCGTTCTTGTTTTTTCTCTTAAATATTCCCATTCTTACCTCCGAAAAGAGCATAAGAAAAACACCGCCTAAGCGGTGCCTCTCAAAGTGCTTTCTTATTTAACTGTCAGTCCCCACTGAATGGCGTGGCCGCCATCCTCAAAACCGTCCTTTGAAGCGATGAGGTTAAGCCTTGCTTCTGCCTCGTCGAACTCCTCAAGGTCGTCGATGAACTCGTAGACCTGGCAATAATATCCGTAACCCCATAAGTAGTCGCTGTGAATAACGTGCTCGCCGTATCTTACGGTTACGCCGCTCTGTGCGCTCTCTCTGCACTGAATGTTTTCCATCGTTGTGAATTCTGCCATCTTTCTGTCCTCCGTTAGTAAATGATGTACTCGTAACCGAAGCGGTCTTTGAGTTCGTTTATAAGCTTGGTTCTGATTCTTACGAGCTCCTGTTCTTCTTCGTCAAGGAGTTCCTCGATCTGGTCTACAAGCTCGTGTGCTTCCGGGTTATTTAAAACGTCGATGAATGTCATGTCCTTGCCCTCCTTATTTCTTAAGTTCCCTGAGTCTCTTTTTGTAGTGCTTCAAGGTTTTCTCAAGGGCGGCTGCCTTATCTTCAAGGCCTGCCTTCCGGGCAATTTCAATCGCCAGGGTGTAGTCTTTGATTGCGCCTTCGCAGTCTCTGATTAAAAATTCTCTGGTCATTAGGTTTAACCCCTTTCCTTTTGTTAGTCACATATTAACTCTATAACTACTATATATCAAGTTAATTATGACCCATAAAGTACACAAAGATTCGAGCCTTTATTTGTCTATATTACAGCACAAACAAGCCTCTATCATCGTACACAGAACTACCTCCACCTTCGTGCTTAACAGCGCGGTCAAGAGCCATAATGGTAGCAATGGCACCGTCAATTTTCTCGGTGCTTTTTTCTTTGTCCGGCTTAATATTACCGGAGGGGTCAGTGCGGACATAGATGTTATCCATCATCCAACGGAGAACGGGGTGGCCGTTGTGAGCGATGGCCTCACTCAAAACCAGCCTCATAAGTTCGTTACTTGCCGGGGACATATCTTTGAAGCCCTGGCCGAAGGGTACGACAGTGAAGCCCATGCCGTCCAGGTTCTGAACCATCTGCGTTGCTCCCCAGCGGTCAAAGGCTATCTCTCGTATGTTGTACTTCTTACCAAGGTCATCAATAAACTGTTCAATGAAGCCGTAGTGAACGACGTTGCCCTCTGTGGTCAGTAGGTAACCCTGCTTCTCCCACAAATCGTAGGGGACGTGGTCCCTCCTCACGCGGAGGTCAACAGTCTCTTCTGGTATCCAGAAGTACGGTAAGATGAAGTATTTGTCAAACTCATCGTCCGGTGGGAACACCAGAACAAGGGCGGTTATATCGGTCGTGCTTGAAAGGTCAAGACCGGCATAGCACACGCGCCCTTCCATCTGCTTTGCTGTGATGTCCATCTTGCAGAGGTCCCACTTATCCATAGGCATCCATCGTACTGCCTGCTTAACCCACTGATTGAGTCGCAATTGGCGAAACGAGTTCTCCTCGGAAGGGTTCTGCTTTGCACTCTCGCAGGCCGCTTTGACCTTGTCAATGCCTACGGTTATACCCAGAGAGGGATTGGCCTTCTTCCAGACCTTGGGGTCTGTCCAGTCGTCGTCCTGGTCGGCACCGTAGATAACCGAATAGAAGGTCGGGTCAATCTTACGTCCCTCCTGAATGTCAAGCGCCTTTTGATGGACTTCCCAACAAATACTGTTCTGGTCCGTACCGGCTGTGGTTATCAAGAAATACAAAGGCTGCATCCTCGCGTCCCCGGAACCCTGGAGCATTACGTCGTAGAGTTTCCGGTTGGGCTGAGTATGCAGCTCATCGAAAATAACCCCATGTGTGTTGAAGCCATGCTTATTCGCAACATCGGCCGACAACACCTGGTAGGTACTGTTGGTGGGCAGGTAAACAAGTTTTTTCTGCGATTGGAGTATTCGCACTCTCTTTGAAAGCGCCGGTGAGAAGCGGACCATATCAACAGCAACATCAAATACAATCTTTGCCTGGTTTCTGTCTGCCGCGCATCCGTAAACTTCGGCTCGTTCTTCTCCGTCCCCACAAGTGAGTAGGAGAGCAATCGCTGCGGCCAGTTCAGACTTGCCCTGCTTTTTCGGTATTTCAATATATGCTGTATTGAACTGTCTGTATCCGTTTTTCTTAAGCACGCCAAAGAGGTCTCGAACTATCTGTTCTTGCCAATCAATAAGCTCAAACTTTTTACCCGCCCAGGTGCCCTTGGTGTGGCAAAGTTCCTCGATAAACATAACAGCGAAGTCGGCCGCGTCTTTATCGTAGTGGGAAGTCTTTGCCATGAAGGGCGTAGGTTTATACTTTTTGAGCTTCCTCATTATTCTTATTTCCTCGTGATCTTCTTAATCTCGTTCTGCAGCTTGTTGATGCGGTCCCTCTTTTTCTGTCTTTCCATATGAAGAGCATCGATGTCATAGGGTACCTCAAGGCCAACAAGGGAATATTCCATGGCCTTGACAATTCTGTAGTCGGTGCTGTTCAATTCTTCCACAAGCGCGTTGATTTCAGCTGTCTGCGCAGAGGTGTTAACAGCATCCTCCTGCTGCTTCAAAACTTCAAATAAGGTTTTCATCGTTAGTCCTCCTCTGATAAGTATTCGTTATTATCGGTGTGTTTCATCCAATCAGATGGTCCCTTAATCCAAAGTCCGCGACCCTTATCCACAAAGTTATACGGATCATCACTGAAGTGATACATGGGCAGGTAATCTCTTTCCCCACCGTAATCAGGTGCGTTTAAAGAGATGACCTTGTAATACGGTGTGGCGTATGACCCCGAGTGCTCGCAGTCAAATTCAGGGAGTTCATCAAACGATAACTGCCTAACGGTATCCGGTGCGTAATATGGAGTTAATTCATTCCAGCCTTCCTTCACCTCAAAGGTTTTGTTCTCGCTATACGTAATGGTCTGGTCTTCCCACGAATAAATGAGATGGCGGTTATAAGGGTACTTAGTAGAGTGTGCTTCGAGCACAAAATACTTCTGATCCTTATTGGTCGTAATAGCAATTCCGTCCCCATACTTAGCTTCGCTGTTGTTGGTGTCGATGTGCCTCCACATTTCAATAACCAGGGTAAAATCATACAGCAGAGCGAAATCGTTATAGCGGGGAGCGAGATAGAACTTCTCATATGTGTTGTTCTTGAAAATATTAAAATGCCGCTCCTGGAAGAGGTTAGTATTATTGACAACGAAAGCAACCATCCCTTCGGGCGCATCCAGCGGAAGGTCGGCAACGGTGGAAGCAAAAACGCTCTTTGTTTTTACAGCATCGGCGATACTCAGCCAGCCGTTGTCGGTGAAAATATACAGACCTTTTGTCCTGGTGTCCGGCACCTCTTCAAGAATTTTCGGAAGCAGCTCGTTGAGCACTTCCATGTTGTAGCTGCTGCCACTGTCGGGTACGACAGAAACATTTTCATATGGCAACTGATAGTTTTTTATGAAACGCTCCTGCTGCCTGATAAGCAGCGAATCGTCATAACTGATATTCATGTATTCGTCAATGCGCGGATTTGCTTTGATTCCGTTTACGAAACTCCACCCAAGCGGTACCATAACGCCTTTTGCTCCGCTGCCGCTGATGACAGAAAAGTCAAATTCACGATACGGATTAAAGAACAGCATCATCGTTTCGCTGGATGATTCGTAATCCATCGCGTCTTCTTCGTACCACATCCTGACAGACCTTAAATTACCGGCATCCATAAGTGCAAGGATGGACATGTCGTAAACAGGCATGTGAATCATTATCAGCGAAGCCACCGTATCCTTAGCATTACGAAGTGCTAACGCAACCTGGGCATCACTCGTAATCTCTGCAACTTTTGAAAAGTCATCAAGGTCGATATTCGATTTCAGTTTCAGAAGTCTGTACTGCTTGCCGCACACGATGGGTTCGGGTTCGCCTTCTGGTTCATCATCTTCCAGGGCCAGGGCAATGGTGCCCATAGATGCATCTTTCGGGAGAGCAGAAGGGTTCTTGTATTTTGCAATGCCTTCAATCGGCTTGTCATTATAATACACATCGCCTTTTTCATTTACGCTGAAGCCTGCAAGCACATCGAGATTGTTGTGCTTATGCGCGTTATGAACCGCGTTCTCAATATCCTCAAATGCTCCATCGTAACCGAAACCCGGGAAGCCCTCGGGAGAAGGCTTGAGGACCAGATGCGGTACCGTCTGCGTCTTGCCTACGAGCACTGCGTCCCCGTTCTCGTTTTCCTTGTAGCACTCCACCTGGAGCCCAAGGGGAGATACCTTCGTAAGGGACCTCGTCAGTTTTGTGTGAATGGTGTTGCCGTCTCGGTAGGTCGGCTTGGTCTTGTCTTCTGTAATCTTCCTCGTCTTGAAAACCATAGGCCCGGACTGGAACACAACTACCTGGTAGTCGGATTCATCGACCATGGCCTGGGGTATGGAAATGAGGAGTTCAGTAGCATTGTGCTCCCCCAGGTACCCTACAAAGTCCCCCGTAGAGGAGCGCGTGTTCCGGGAAGTCACGTCAATATATACTTGTCTCATAATTCCTCCCATAAGAAAAACACGAGCTACGCTGTGGAAAGGGGTGCGTAACTCGTGCCATATATTTACAACCCGTAGGTTGCTTTTTATTTCAAGTTTGAGTATAATATGAGTGCAGGGCGGATTTCTCCGCCAGCACTTTATGGAATTGAGTATGGGCTGTCGCTATTCATTGGCCCATGCTCTTTTTTTATTTTACCTTCATCAGCATTGCGGGCTTCTGCTCATGTTCGCCGCCCATCCAGCTCGGGAAGCGCTCGTAAACTCTGGTCATACCTTCGAGGGTGCAACCTCTCTCAATGAGGGCCTCCATCGCGTTGAATACTCCGGAGAAGGTAGTTGAAATCGTGAACTCTGTGATTCCGAATCTTCTAAGGTCTCGTACAAGTTCATCGTAGTCATGTTCCCAGATGATCTCGTCAATGTCAAGAATCTCGTTGCCGGATTCCTGGGTGTTTCTGTAGCACTTTACAAGAAGGTGGTTGATGCCACTTTCTTTTTCTGCTGCGTAGTTATCAAGTACTCTTTCAATTGCTTCAATCTTTTTCATGGTCGTAAACCCCTTTCCTTTTTGTATGGTCATATTAACTCTTTACGGGTTATATATCAAGCTATATAGTACACAAAGATAAGGGGATATTATTGTGCATAATTGGTAGTGTTAGACCTTCCGGATTTCGTCTTCTCCCCAGGCAACCCCGAGGCCGGAACCGCAGTCCCAGCGGACAAAAATTGTGCCTATATCGTCGATGAATTCAACGGTGCCTTGGTCCCCCGGAAGGAGCTTTGACCAGGGGTCATTCATACTTACGAGTTCAACTCTGGTACCAGCGGGGTACTCTGCTTTCAGCCTTTCTAACTGTGCGCGTGTAATAAAAGTCATAACTATATTCTCCTTGTCCTTTTGGTAGTACTATACATCACTCTAAACGGCCCAGAAGTCAAGTTATTTTTCGTCTTTTATCTCAACTTTTTCAAAGGGGATAGAAACCCCATCGCGCAGTACAGAAACGCCTTCGCTGGAGCCTACCTGCTCAATGTATCTCATCACGATTACGTCGGCATATTTCTCGTCGAGTTCAATCGTGTAGCAGATACGTCCGGTCTGTTCACAAGCGATAAGAGTTGAACCAGAGCCACCGAACATATCAAGCACGATACTGTTGGAAAGCGAAGAGTTGAGAATCGGATAGGAGATAAGCGGCACCGGCTTCATCGTAGGATGGTCGGCGTTTTTCTTTGGCTTATCATATTCCCAGATGGTTGTTTGCTTTCTGTTGGAGTACCAGTTGTGCTTGCCGTTTTTCTTCCAACCGAAAAGCACCGGTTCATGCTGCCACTGATACGGGGAGCGGCCAAGCACCAGACTGGGCTTTTTCCAGATGCAGCAACCGGATAAATAAAAGC